ACAAAAAGACGCTCTACGCTTGTTGCCAACTTTTTTTGAAGGTCTCTTAAGATCGCTTCCTGGGTTTTCACGCTCATACGACTTCCTACCTTTTTCATTTAATCCTCCTTTTGGGTTTTTACCTGATGATTTGGTCCAGGCTGCACCTTCCTTGATGTCAGCCTCCTCATACTTTTTTGTGTCAGTAACCTCCTCAGAAACACCTGATTTTCTGAGTCTTTTTGCCTGACTCTTGTGCATTTCTACTGCCTTATCTAGCTCCTTAGCAATGCCCTTCACATTTTTAGGAACATAGTTTTGAATGGGATGTTCCTTTTTTTCCTCAAGATCATTATCTTCACCCATCTGAATGAGAGGTTCACCAGGTTGATAATCAGTCTTATCATATTTCTTGAGATGACATCCAGGATATACCTTATCAAGTGCTGCCTGAACCTCTGCTCTACTTGGTGCTCCTACCTCAGGGAAGAAGATCCTCATTATCATATATCTACCCCTAAGTGTGAAAGTAACAAGATAGACATTACCTGTTTTGGCAGGGACTCTTACTGCTTCAGTCACTGCCTCACACTTCATCTCCTTTGCAACATCAGGACAATCCTTCATACCATGAACAGGGCAGTACATCCCTTTCATGTTATGGGCACATGATTTTTTCTTTTCCTCTACTACCTGACCTAATAGTTTAGCATTCTTTTCTGTTACAACCTCAACCTCAAATCCTGCCTTTCTCATAGCATCAATTTGAATTTGAGAGAACTCAGGAAGTGCCAGGAACTCCTCATTCTTCTTAGACTTTCCATAGTTCTTAGCACCCACTTTACGGCACTGAACTAATCTGCCAGAGGCATAAGCAGAGGGCCACACACTGGCAGATGCCTTCACCTTATGATAACAAGCATCCTTCTTACCTTCCTTTTCAAGGATGGTCTCTTCTTTTTGGGTTTTTTTCTTGGTGTTCACCATGATTGCACTGCCTTTTCTATCTGGATTAGGATCATTTGCTCTCTTACGTCTTACAGCAGCACCCCTTTCCTTTTTAGACATACTTGCTGCCTTATCTTTTGATAAGCATTTTGGTTTGGGACCATCACCCTTTCCATCACCATCTTTATCTTCACGAGCACATTTACCAACCCTTTCACCCTTGGTGTTGTAGCGATCCCATCCACCACCACCTGCTCCACCACCACCTCCTTTACCAAACCATGCTCTTAGGTCTTCACTTACCGCCCCGTTGGATCCACCATTACCACCCATACCCCCATTACCACCATTGCCATTACCATTACTATTAGATACATTACCATTTTTCTTACCATTCTTTTTAGTGGCACTATCATCATCTTGAGTGTGCCCATTTTCCTTACGAAGGAATCCAGCACGTCCTACAACTTTAAACCCCCTTGGAATGGGTTTACATTTCTCATCAGTATAACAATAATATTGTCCTGCTGGGCAGCGACCATTCTTTTTCATTGATATAAAGCGGGTCTCTTAGTATTTATCAACCATCAAGTGTTACATAATGAATACTGATCATGAAAGTGTGAGTGATGCAGATCCAACACCATCAACAGTAAATGTTAATGTAGATCCTGATACACTTATTTTAACAGCACCCCCAGTGCCACTTGTAAAACCATCAGATGCAGTAATACTTCCTGAAACCTCAGCACCATCACTTGTTGTCTCTAATTTCTTGGTGGAATCATGATAGAGTTCTACTGTTCCATTTTGAACAGCACGAACCATATTTTCATTAGTGGTAGATCTGAAACGAATGGTGCTCCCCTTCATGATTAGAGCACCTGTTCCAGTATCCTCTACAAAACTATTACTACCATCATGATACATTTTTAGATCAGGACCATCACCCATGATAATCTGATCATTATCAGCAAATAAGGCATCACCAGCAAATGTGACATTTTGACTTGCATCAAGTGTGAGTGCTTTAGTCCCACCACCTGTACTGAATACCAGTGAATTTACTGATGATACAGCAAAGTTAGAGTTGCTTTCACCAGTAACATTTTGATCTGCAGGACCAATGAATCCTATAGAGGTTGAACCATCACTTGCAAACCATCTATCATAGAAATAATGAAGTAATTGTCCATCATCTTTTATGCGGAATCTTTCACTACCGCCAGTTTCTACAGTGAATGTATTAGCAGCAGGGAATCTAATGGCAGTATCAGTGTCACCTGTATGAATAATCTTATCTGTTATATTAATGTCACCTGCTACACTGATACCAGTTGAAGTGGTTTCAAATTTTTTGGATCCATTATGAAAGAGATTTATAGCACCATCATTAATAAAGGATGCAAGAGTTTCACCACCATCCTCATCAAAGAAGAAATAACTACCAGTATTCTTAAACTTAATGTCACCATTTGAATTCTCAAAACGACAATCATTTGGATCATGAACAATTTTAAAGTCATTATTGGCACCAAATCTTAGCTCATCATCATCTCCAATATGAATATGACCTTGAAATGTAGAAACACCAGCAACATTCAGATTATCAGTGATGCTTACACCACTGTTAGTTGTTGTGAGGCGCAGTACGTTGTCGTAATAGAGTTCTACTGCTCCGTTTGTGATAAACTTTCCCTTAAACTCACTAAGCGCCGCATTAGTAATAAAAACGCCAGTATCGCCACCTAAGTATAGGTCACCAGATCCTTCGTCGTTGATGATGCTATTAAACCCATTATGCCAGATCTTAAGATCGCCCCCGTCACCTAGATGTATCTTCTCGTCATCACCTAGGAAAACTCCGTCTGAGGTTACAGTACCAGTTATATTAATATCACCTGTACCAGTAATGTCCTTGCTGTTTAGGCCAAGATTACCTCCAAGTTCTGGAGTGGTATCTTCAACTACATTTTTGAGGAATGTGCTTGCCAACTTACCATCAGCAATAGATCCTGCTAACTGTGCATTGGTGATTGTTCCAGAGAGACTTGAGGTGGGATAGTTAGTAGCATCAGAAAGATCAAATGCTGGTGTTGCATCTGAAGCACCTAGTGCTAAACTTACTCCACCATAAGAAACACTGGAGTTTGCTAACTTATCATTAGCAATAGAACCATCCAATTGTGAATTAGTAATGGTTCCAGTTAAATTAGTGGTTGCTAAATTACCATTAAAAGTTGTAGCAGTTACAACACCTACAATAGCAGCACCACCAGTGCCTGTGATATACTTACCATTAATATCCAAATTACCACCAAGTTGTGGTGTAGTGTCTTCCACAACATTAGTAAGCAGAGTGCCAGAATCTGATGGCAGGGTGAGGGTAATATTGCCAGAGAAGGCAGAATGTGCTGGTGCCTGAATCCTGGCATAATGTGCATTACTTGACTCACAATATAGGTCAATCCTGCCAGGTGAACTATCCTGACTCTTGATTGAAAGATTATCAGTTATTGTGCCCACACCAGTAACATTGAGGGTATCAGTTTCAATGTTACCTGTGACATTGACACCACCACTCAGAGTCTCAAACTTTTCAACATCATTGTAATAAAGCCTTACACCCTCATCATCCTGAAATACAGCAGATGACTTACCAGACTTTGCTTGAATGATGATGTTGCCACCATCATCATCATCTACATTGTTCCTGATGAAGAGTGGACCTGTATTGTTGTCAATGAATGATTGATTACTATCATGGTATAGTTGTAAATCAGAACCAGCACCAATCTGTAACTTCTTACCATCAGTTACAATATTGATGTTATCCCTACCAGTGATAATACCAATTGAATCTACATTGGTTACATCCTCATATGTGATTGTCCCACCAACAGTCACGTTACCAGTAAAGTTACCAGTGGTCATCGTGATTGAGGTTCCAACAATGAAGTTGGTGTTTGCAACCCCAGTTAGACCAGAACCATCACCAAAGAATTGTGTTGCTGTGACAACACCAACAGACATCCCTGTGCTGGATGTGTTACCAATAGAAAGAACATTATTTAAACCCTGAGTTTCAGATGATGATGATGATAATGCTGTGCTAGCAATACCTACCCACTTGGCACCATCATAAATTAGAAGTTCATTTGTCCCTGTTGTTTGATCAAAGGTTACATCATCAAGATCCTTGATAAATCCTGCTCCACCACCACCCATTGTGGAAAGTTGAGTCTGAATCCTGTTTATAAACAACCTGTAGTGGTTTGATAAATCCTCAAGGGTAGCAAATTTTTGATCCATTGGTGTTAATGGATCAGTTTGTCCACCAGCAGTTTCTTTCTCATTAGGAGGTTCATTAAGCAGACCCTCAGTAAGATTTTTTTGCTGCTTTTTAATTACAGTTGCAATTTTATAGAGTTCAGTGATCAGACCTTTGATATTGGTCTTTACATTTTTGACATCAACTTGCAGTTTTTTTATGTCATTGTCATAATATTTGACTTCTGGAAGAGAGTTTAACTTTTGCTCTACTTCCTCTCTTAAATTAACATAAAAAGAGATGATTTTCTCATCTGTCTTAATACTCTCCTTCTCAATAGACTTAATTTGTTCATTTAAAGCCTGTTTGAGTTTATTTTGCTCTCCCAATATTGCTTTTTTTAGTTTTCTATCATCATCTTTAAATTCTTTATGATGATCATAAACCCTAAGGGTCATTTCCCTCAGTTCTTTGTAGATTTTGTCCTTAGTTTCACTTAATTTGGTATTTGTGGACTCTAAATTCTCAGAAAGAGTCTTTGAATCTACTCTTTGTTCAAAATCTTTGGTCTCAATAGTCTCATTTAACTCAGAAACCCTTGATTCTATGGTATCTCTGATTAAATCAAGGTGTCCTTGAACCTTTTTGAAGTCATCATCAATAACTCCAAAGGTTTTTCCAATCCAAGAGAAATCTGGGACCTCATTTATCTCATTAACCCACTTTGGAAAGGTTGGAATATTTTCATTTACCTCTTCAATCCTTGATTTTAGGGTGTCAAGGTCATTTTCATAGTATTTTACTTCAGGAAGAGAGTCAATTTCTTCTTTAATTCTTGAAATTTTACTATAAATGAGTTCAATATCACCTTCATAGTACCTAACTTCAGGAACTTCTGGGATTTTTTGTTCAATTTCAGTTAATTTTACTTCAAATTCTTCATTTTTTGATTTTAAATCAAAGATTTTATCACTTTTGAGGTCATAAATTGAAAAATTTTCTTGAATTTGAGCAATTTTTTCACTTATCTGACCAATTTCTTCATCATATGATTTGATCTCAGGTATTTCAGGTATTTCTCTTCTTACATCATTGACTAATTTGACAAGTTCTTGCCACTCTGGTGCTTTTACAACATCAATAACCTCTGCAAATGTGTTTCCATTTGCATCTTCAATGGTTTGATCCTCTTCTAGAGGGTGAGTTTTATAATCTTCTACTGATGGTAATTCTTCTTTCTCTTCAATGAAGTCCTTATAAGAGGGAAGATTGCTCTCCTCTAGATAATCATTTATTGACAGCAATTCTTCTTTATTAGACATTTTATTAGTAATAATACTTTGGGATTTCTCTCCCTGATGTATTATTTATCAGGATTATTATTCTTCAATAACTTCTGCAATTCTGCTGTAGAACCAACAAATAATGCATTGTTGACTGTAGTTGGACCCTTGCTTACTTTTTCTTCCTCTACATCCTTCAATTTTTGTTGTAGGGTCATCAGTTTATCAGTTGCATCAGCCACATTTTTAATTAATTGACCAGCAACCTCATATGCCCTTGGCATCTCACTTTCCTGTGCGAGTTCTAAGATACCATTAATTGCTTCCTGACCCTTTTCAATGATTGAATATAGATTGCCCCTGGTGTATTCATAATCTTTTTCTACATCATCCTTTGTAAGGTGAGTAGGTTTTTCTTTGCCAGGAGTCACATCTATAATATTATCTTCAGTCATCAGAAGGTGCTCCCATCAAAACCAAAGTTATCTCCAATATCAATGAAGTTAGCATCTGATGATTCAATACCAAGAACATCTGCTCCCAGAACATGATTGGCAGCAGTGGTTTTATCTTGACCCCTCTTAACTGTAAGTTTGTTACCATTAATTTTGTCAACAAACATCTCCTCCTCACCAACATAGATATATTGTTTTACAGTAACTGCTGATCCATCATGAACAGTGATGACAGTTTCTGTGGTATCAACATCCTCAGCAAGTTGGGTCAAAACATTGCCATTATAATCTTTGGTTGCCCTTGGAACAACACTATATGTGACATCTCTTTGATATGATTGACCAGAGGATGTTCTCTGACCAGATACATATCCAACTTGTACCTTCTTGATGACATCAGCGGATACATCACTAATGGGTCCATATAGATTAGTCTTAGCAACAAATCTGAAAGTATATACTAATGCTCTTCTAGTATCAAAGTTTCCCTCATAATCATCCTCCATTGAAATAGATTCAATCTGAACAGGAACATTAACAACCTCCCTTAAATCTCCAAGGAGTTTAATGGGGAGGGTATATGATGGTTGGAAATATGGTAGGATCTGCTCTGTAATCTGAAGCATGTCATCATTTAACTTGGTCATGACAGATAATTCAAATCCCATATTGTATGGTACAGGCATAAAGACCTTCTTAGTCTTTGTGCCATTATCAACCACAGGGTGAAATGCTTGTGTTTGAGTTGCCTTTCTACTTGGGTCATATTGAAGATCAGTAAATTCAAATGACATTCTTGGTAGAGTCATTTGAACTGGTTTATTTAAATCTGCTTGCTGTTCCAATCTAGCAAGGAACTTCTGGGTAGGACCATAGGCAAGAGGGACCTTAATGACACTGTAAGTATCATTATTTGCATCCTTCTTATGAATCTCAATCCCATTGAAGAGAGATCCAAATGCTATGATTACTGATCTGAAGATCTCATTGTAAAAATGCTCAAACATTTTATTGATACTTTTTCTTTATTTATTAAGGCATACCAAAGGGATTAGTTTTGGTAAAGTCAATGATATCATCTGCTCTAATTTCAATACTATCATTATCAGCAAATGGATCAATAGTATCAAACTTATCTTGAGACTTCATTGAATGTCTAGCACCAGATTCACTACCAACTATTGTTTCACCTGGTGTAAATGTTCCATCAACAATGGATACCTCAAGAATATTATTTTCAGCATCATAAGACTTAACTCTTGCAGTGGTCCCAGAACTTGCACCAGTTACAACTTCATTGAATATAAATGATCCAGTGCTTGTGGATACAGGTTCAGAAATTTGAATAGTTGGTGTAAGCACATATTGACTACCACTATCTGTTATTGATATACTTGTGACAACACCAGCAGCATTCATATTTGCCACACCAACTGCTGTGGTTACACCAGATATTATATCAACATAATTTTTAAATATAGGATCATTAGATATAGTGACTGTTGGTGGTGATAAATATCCACCTCCACCATATGTAATATTAATATCAGTAACTATACCACATTTATCAATACCAAATTCAAATACTGAAGTTGCTATACCAACATTTGTTGATGCTTGATTAAGTGTTATTGTTCCTGCTCCAATACCACTTACAAATGTTCCTTCAGGGATAAAGTTATAAAGTTCTGTGCTACCAACACTCAATCTGACTCTATCACCAATCAATATACCTTCTGTTGTAATACCTGATATTGATGTTGATGTTGTAGAAAGTGTTCCTGTAGTTGAAATTGAATTAAATCTGATAGTTGCAATACCAGTTGCAGTAAATTGTGTTGTCACACCTGCTGGTGCTGATATTGTGACTATTGGTGCTGAGATATATCCAAATCCACTATTTCCAATAGAAAGACTTGTTACTGAACCACCAATTGAAATTGTTGCAGTTGCAGTTGCTCTAACAGGTGATGGTGTCCCAAAAGAAATATTGGGAGCAACAGTATATCCTGCCCCAATAGTTGCTGAAGTTCCAACTGCCCAAGCATCAGCAGGGTCAAAAGAAACTGCTGTTACAATACCTGTAATAGGATGAATAGTAGCAATACCAATTGCAATTTGTGTAGGTGCATCCTGGCCAGTAGATGTAGTAATCGCCACGTTTGGAGCACTTGTATATGCTCTACCTGTGGTGCTGAAAGCTATAGAACTTGGGTCTATGGATGATCCAGCAATCCCTATAGTAGCAGAAGCAATACTGAATCCAGGATGAGCAATACTTACTGTGGGAACTGATGTATAGAACCTCCCTTCATCAGTAATTGATAAAGAATTAACCCTACCACCACTTATTGCAATATCTTGAATTGTTGATGTGGCATTTGCGTTGTCTCCTGTGCCTGTTGGATCTGAGAATGTAACAGTAGGTGCAGACTTGTAGAAAACACCACCTGTAGTGCCACCAGGGAAAAGATATGTTGCAACACCAACACTGATAGTGGCATCAATAACACTTGCACCTGCACCAACATGGAGAGGAACATCAATTGTTGCAGTTGCTGCTGCTCCAACATGAACTGGGGTTGATATTCCAACAGTGGGAGCACTGACATATCCACCACCACCTGATGTAATTGTGATTGGGTTGATACCACCAATAGTTTCAATACCTACCACCTCAGCAGTGGCACCATCACCACCTCCTCCTGTTATTGTTATGATTGGTGTTACAGTATAACCTAAACCAGGATTTGTAAGTCGTACCTCAGTTATGCTTCCACCTTTTGTTCCATCACAACCAATAAAATCATTGGTAAGAACTGCTACTGCTTTGGCATCTGTTCCACCAGATGGTGCAGAAGAAATTGCAACTGTGGGTATTGATGAATAACCACCACCCATGTTAGTTACTCTAATACTGGAAATAACACCAGTTCCAATACCAATAACAGATGCTGTTGCAGTTGTTGCAACACCTATTAAATTTAATTTTTGAATATATCCAATCTGTTCAATCTCATCATCAATTGTTTCTACACCAGTATCAAGAACTTCATCTTCATATCTGTAAAGTTGACACTTCAGAGTGTAAACATAGTTTTTTTGTAGCTGATAAAATGGTTGCTCATGTTCAACATAATTTATTTCAAATAATCTATCACCTAATGGAAAGTAAATTAAATCACCTTCTTTTGGTCTGGTAGCTAACTCAATATTTGGAATATTTTTAATAAGTGGAGAAATATAATTTTCATATCTATCTCTTGAAACAATAAGTGTCAAATCATCCTGTTCTTGAATACCAAACTTTGATAGTAAAGTTCCTTGTCCACCATATCCATCATAACTATCAAGATACGCTTCTATTGGATATGCATTATCAAATTCTGACTGTATTACTTCTCTAATAACAGTATTCTTTTTTACATACCTTCTAGGAATGTAAAAAATCTCAATCCCATACATCTTCAATTGTTCATTGACAAGACTTTGTATGAGATTTTGCTCTTGCTTAGAGTTGTTTAGAAAGAATGGATTGAGCATGATATCAACCTATCATATCAAATGGAGGCAACTCATATCTACTAAGCATGTCTACTTTTATTTCATCAATTTCTCTTTGTCCATCATCATAAAGTTGTCTTCCATTAAACTCAACACCACCAGGAAGTTTCACACCAGTAAATTTAATTAAGTTTTGACCCCACTGCCTCTTGATTAAAGCAGTTAAATATCTCTTGAGAAATGGGTCATTATAAACTCTTGTAAAATCATCAGGATTCAGTGATCTGTAACACTCAAGAATAATAAACTCTCCTTCTTTAATATTATCATAATCAACATCAAGATACATTCTATCTTGTCTAATATTAAATCTTATCCTTTTATGTGTATTCAGTAGAAAATCCATGGTTTCCAAATAACTCATGGACATTGAATATGACAGCAAATCAGTGCTTCCAAAGTAATAAATATCATTCAAGAATAGTTGATATTTAAAACTAAACATATTACTGCTGCTTGTTGCCTGAGCATCATCATATTTAAAAATCTTTTCAATACCTATGACCTGTGGTGGAATCTGAATATAGTTGCTATTCTCATAGTAGGCAAAGTCTGTAGAACTTCCACCAATTGTGGTATTAACTGTGGTTGAAGTAATACCTGTTTGGGTAGTAGCACTTGATGCTCCAGAAGGTCTTGCTTTACCCCTTTCAATGTCTTCAGCAGTCATTTGATATTTGAGAAATGCCTTCTCAACACCATCATAATGTCTTTCTTGAAAATGCTGAATAGCATCATCCATCAAATCCTGGAGTTGTTCTTCAGCGACATTAATTTCTAAGACAGGGGCACCTAACTGTCTTAAACAATAATCTATGAGTTCTTGTCTTGAAGAAGGTTGTGCCATTATACACTATATCCTTTTCTATATTTAGTTAGATGGAGAGACCCCCTTCTACCACTATGTTTCCTGAGACCATTTTATAAACTGTTGATGCTGAACTCACAACATTTATGTCATAATAATATCTTCCTGGTTTTAAATTTTTTGTTATAGTATCTGTAAGTGAAATGTTAAATTCACCACCAGCAGCACTTGTAATACCAGAATTAAATCCTTGTATTCCTCCAGTAGATGATCCAATAGCGACACTTTTTTTCATCTTTCCATGAATTGAATAACCAGTTAAATCAAATGCTGATTTGTTCTCTTTATTTACTTTAAAAGTAGACTTAAAATCAGCACCTTCCAATATTGTAAGGTTCACACCAAATGCTACATTGGAGTCTGGATTAAAGGTGATTGTATTGTTAGCCATTGATTACTGCTTTTAACATTGATTTGATCTCATCTAAGTCACCCTTCAAATTATCCACTTTTTGTTCAAGGGAATCAACTCTTTCCTTTTCAGATAAGCGCATCTCCCTATTTTTTATGTATGCATTAAACTCATTTTTATCAGTGTTGATAATAGCATTATTGCTCTTATCCCTTAATAAATTTTTGTTTTTATTAACAGGTACAAATGTCATGCCAGTGCTATTGCCCTAAGGTTTTTAAATTGTGGAACAACTGCCTGGTTGGTTGAAGTACCAATTAATTTAAGTCTGAAGGACTTAAATGGTGGCAGATTATCCATAGTAAATTTATATTCAGTAAAATCATTAACAGCAGGTGTTTGAGTTAGATTGTCATTCTTTTCCTTAGGAACATCTGGTGTTCCATCAGAATTATTGGGATTAATGATATTTCCAAAACCATCAATATTATTAGAACCAGGGAATGGAATGAATTTAGTTTCAGCAGCACTTACATCCTGATCAAGGGCATAGAAAATTCTTACATCACTTGATGTTGATACATAACCATCAATAAACACTTTCAATGATGTTGCTGGATTTTCAAGTCTAATATTCTTAGTAACATAGATCATGCTGTTTGGATCATTTGGAATTCCAACAACCCTTGGATCAGTGGCAAAGTTAGTGATAGGTCCATCAACCCTGTTAGATACAAAAATAACAGAGGAGTGGTTCATATCAATCATTGGAGAGATTCTCTTATCATATGTAAGAAGATCAAGGTTAAGAGTGAATGATTTACCACCAGGAAGTGTTGAGAGATAATTTTCTTGATTTACCTCAGAGGCAACCATCCTTTGTGAGGCAAAGTAATTCTTCTTGTTGAACTGGATATCTTCAAATCCCTGATCAACATAGGATACCTCTCTACCACTTACAGAAGTTTCAGAAATTGTTCTTGCAGAAGCAAGGATAAATGAACCCTCTGGTGATGTTGATGTTACACTTGGAACAATCAGTGAATAGGGGATATTATATGTTCCCCTAGCACCTCTTGCTGAGGCACTTTCAAGGACAAAGTTCTCAACAGGACGAAATTCTCCACTACTTGTTCTATTGGTTCCATTACCATTTTGAGACATGTCAAGTTTGATATGATAGTGATCAATACCAATTGGATCATCCTTGGTTACCAAGGAGAGATCATGAACTGTATTAATTCTTCTCAGGGAGACATTAGCAAATTCATACTTTCTAACAATCTCATTAACTCCATAAGTGGCAGCATTACCTTCTACTGCCCTGGCAATTCCTGTGAGTGTGCCAGATGTGCCAGATCCTGATGTAATCCCATCATAAGAAATAATCTCAGTGCCAATCTGAACATATCCAGGGTTAGTATTTGAAACACCCACATTTTCAAAAGTATCAAATCCAGTAGTATTAGCTATGGAGATTGCTCCTGTGCTTGATTTTGGATATTCAGTAAGGAGGAGGGTTGGTTCCTTCACTGATTTTAGACCAGATAGTTTTACCCTATTGGTACTGGAGTACATTCCATGATTTCTTTGGAAAATCTTGAGATGTAAACCATCCTCAAGAATAGTGGTATCAGTAGGGATAACTTCACCACCAACACCAGCATTAAGGGCAACCCTTGTTCCACCAGTTGAATCATATTCCAGGAAATCATTAGCATTATTGCTAAACTCACCTTGAACATTACTAATAATCAACCTATTATTTGCTGTGATAATGCCAACTGTTAGTTTCATTCCATCACCAAGTTCATCCAATCCAAATGCAAGGGGAGCAAAGACATCACCCAATACAACATTGGTTCCACCATCATTAATGGTTGCTCCAATGGCAATACCATCCTTAATATGAAGATCCGCAGTCACATCTGTCCCTCGTCCTGTCAAGGCAGTTAGAGCAACACCAGTAAATGTTAGTTCACCAGATTGCGGTGTAAATCCAATACCAGGATTAGTGATTGTAAGATCACCAGTGGCAATACCTGTAAATTGCTCAAGAATTCCAGTGGCACTAGTATTTTGTTGAGTAACCCTATTACCAGGCACCAATGGATAGGTTACATTTATCTGATTGACAGTTGTACCAATACCAACACTTGCAGTTCTTGAGAGTGCCTGAACACCACCAGAACGAATTCTCTCATTCTTCTTATCAAGATTGGGATTATAGAACTGAACATTACCAGATCCAACAAAGTCTGCCCTGTAAAGAACAAACTTCATATCTTCATACTGACTTGGAGTCCATACAGTTGAATTCTGTGACTTGAACAATGAACCCAAAAGTGGTTGCTCAGTAACCAGAACTCTGCCTTGCTCAGTAGAAAGGGTTGTTACATCTGCTTCACCAAGCCTGGAGATCCATAGGTTATAAGTGGTAGTATCTGCACGAACAACCAAAGCATAGTCACGACCTGCAGCAAGAAATACAGGTGATTCAAATCTGAATGTTGTAACAGCAGTTCCATCTGTAGATACATTTATATCATCAGGATCCAGTGTCACCTCAGAGAAGGCCAAGATCTTTTGATTTGGTGTACCAAGGGTGGTCTCTCTAATATCAATTGTGACTGGAAGTTGATCATCTTTAGACTGGAAGAATAGATCAACCTTAGTAACATAGATTCCTTTCTTGGAGTCAATCTTGAAAGTTTGTGCCAGTGGGTCAAATCTCCTCACCCTTCTTGGTGGTGGAGGAGGGGGAGGAGTTGGTCTTAATGTTCTACTATTGATAATATCAAAGTTGACATCAGATTCTAATTGTTGCTGCTCAGAAAACGTATCATTTGTGAGTACCCTAGCATTTCTAAGTGAGAGGGTGACCTCTTCAGTTGTATCAATATCACCCTGTGAGTAGAAGACTTCTTCAGCAGAGGTGGTGGTTGTACCCTCAATCAAGTTATTGATACTACTGCTTGTTAGTTTAAATACATTTCTTCCAGTATTAAACTCAGCAAAATCTTCTTCTTCAGGTCCAGGAACATTAAAGGAACCAATCAGAGTACCAACCCTATCAGTTTGCAAATTGATGCCCTGTACAATTGCCTCAGCACCACTAGATTGACCCCTGAGGACCATACCAGTCTCAACATTTCCAGAAAACTCAGGATTTTCTTCTGAGGCAAGACTTGCAGTGTCAATATTTAATATGGAGGATTCAGTTCCATATGTGGAGGCAACATTTGTGCTTCTGAGATATGGATTACTATCATAAAAATCAGTGGGATTGTTATAAGCACCATACTTATGATTTGCCTGAGCAACCCTTGCTGTAAATGTTACATCTGATTGACCAACTGGTGTGCCTTGGATAGTCTCACCAACAGTGAAAGTACCAGTGTTCATTGTGATTTGAACCAGTTTAGGGGTGCATCTCAAAGTAACAGGACTATTATCAAAGAAAGCAAATACTGTGGTATTTGGTTTCATTCTTGTGGCAGTAAATTCAATATTTCTCTCCCTCATCTTATTAGCAATTGCTCTGCTAATAACCCTGGATCCTAATGAGGCAGCCTCAGTTAATACCTCATTAATGACTTGCATAGTGCCAGTCCTATTCTGCTCAATAGTAACTGAACCTTCAATGGTTGTTGAATTTAAAGTTGAGAGGTTAGCATCTCTTCCACTAAGACCTAAATCAGCAGTGGATCTACCAGTTCTAGCTGCTGCAGCAGCAAATGTTTCATTCTGAGTGGATCCAGTTAGATCCAAATTGATTCCAGTAGTTTCCCAGGAGTCCCAAAGAACAGGTGATACACCAACTCTTAGTCCATCACCCTCATCAAAAGTTTCTATGTCCAAAGCCTGAGCAATACTTTCAAAATTACCCTCTATTATCACATCACCAACTCCCTCATTAACTTCTGGTTCCCTGGTGCTTACCCAAACATCAGTGGTTGGATTAAGTTTTATAGAACCCTCATAAAAATCAATTAGGAAGGGAGTTACATTCTCAACTCTAGTTCCATAAGGTTGAGTAATTTCAGCAACCTCAGCATAATCCAAACTGATAACATCACCAGTTCTCCTTACACCCTGTCCTGAAAGGGCAGCAAACCTAGAATCTGTGTTAGGATCTGTATCAACCCCTATGCCAGGAATGCTACTATTACCAACTTGAAGATTGACTGCTGTTGAATAGTGAGCAGGTCTAAGAACCTTGTTCTTTGGATCAATACTATTTCTAATACCAATAGAAACATCCTGAGGTGTGAATGATGAGAAGTTGTCAATAAAAATACCAGACTTAAATCTATTAAGACCATTAACATCAGAAACAAAAGTATTCAGAGTATTCTGCTCAAGTAAATTTAACGATGTATAATATTCAAGGTTCTTGATTCTGGCATCAAGTTTTGCGATATCAGTCATCTGATATCTCTTATGTTGAATAAACTTAACCTTTGAGTCTTTTACAGAGAACAGATATGGTGGACTAAAAATATTAGCAATATTTAAAGAACCTGGGAGAACATCAGGCAATTCTGGAATATCAGCAGGAGCACCAAGATTAACCTGAATATCACCATCCCTGGTCAAATAAACCCTGTCTGCTCTTCCTAGAAAATAATCATACTTGAGGATGGTATTCTGATCACTTGAAATGATGTGTTTGCAACTATGATTTCCATTATCAAAAGTTCTACCATCAAATTCAAATGGAGATGCAATACCTTCACTTACTGAATAATCACTTACCCTTGGTCTTACATCAATAAGATCAGTGTTCCTAAATCCATTAACAGATTGAACATCATTACCATAGTCACAATTAATGTAAGAGGCTGCTGTTGTAAAATCTCCAGTATCATTTGGATCATAATCAAGATTTCCATAATAAACAAGAAGTTTCTTAGATGGTGTTGCTACACCACTATTTCTAACAATTCTTGATAGGTCATATATTGTCTTTCTTTGACCATTATCAAAACTATAATTCTTTGTAATATTAGGAGAACCAGCTGTCAAATTAGATACATTTGCCTGCACTCCTGATTTGGCAAAGATAATGATTTCATTATCCCTAAAATCTTTATTATTAAGGTAAGCAAATTTAATCTGAGTTGTCCCTGGTTTTTCAAGAATAATTGCTTTTGCTTGTGATAGATTACCAGTAATAGTTTCACCAATCACAACATCATTTGTGTTGGCATTTGGACCTGTCATATTACTACAGGTCATCATTGGGGGTAGTGGTTGATTTACATCAACTGATTCATATACTGCGTGAACCCTATAAACATCAGGAACATTCAGTGAGATAACTTCATCCTGAACCCTTGTTCCAAATGGGAATGCTCCATATGTAAGACCATCATTTAATGTTGTACCTGCTAAACCAACAGCATCAGTACCAGATGCTGGATCAATTGATTTGTCAACAATTATGCTCTTTACAATATTCTTTCTCTTAATTTTAGAGGTGATTTTATTCTGAATAACTTCACCAATCAGAATTGCCTTACCATCATTACTATGACTCAAACCTTGAATATTGACTGTTGTTCTATCAGAGTTGAATGTAAACTTATCAGCAGTGAGGTTCTGTGTCACACCATCATCACTCTGGAGTGAGTATCTTTCTGGATCAAATGATGCCCAGGTCTGAGTCAATATATCATCTACAGAAATAGATCCAATATCACCATCAGTGCTGATTGTTACTTCCTTTCTAATTCTAAAACTGGACACTGAATCAAGTGTATCCACAGTTCTTATATTATTATGTGGAAGGACGCTATAGAGGGTATCATTTCCAGCAATGTTTCCACTATTTGAAGTGGTTTGAAGTTTTGTGGTTACAACCCTTAGATCATTTGCATCAAAGTTTGCTGTTGGTAGTTGACCATCAACTATACCAGTGACAGTTGTAACACCAGAGATGGCAAAACTAGTGGCACCAACAGATACAATCCTTGCCATTGATGGATCAAGTTTACCAGGTCTCTCATATGTGATAAGATTACCAGTTGTGACAACACCTATAAATGTATTGCCTGATAATGCTGCTGAGGTAACTGTTGAAACACCAGCACTATCAGCAGTTATTTTTGCATTATCAAAAGTAAAAGATCTCTGCTGTTTAACATCTGCAGAGAATGTTTTTGAGACACCAACATTAGCAAACACTGATTTTACATCAGCAAGAGAATATTTTCTATGATCAATAAGTATTCTACTAATTGTAGGTTGACCACTGAAAGAAAGTTTCTCACCCCTTCTAAATTCACCTTGCACACTCATAAGAGTGTGACCTGCACCAGTGGTGGTAAACTTAGTAAAACCTGTTGCACCACTCTCCTGACCCTCAACTAATGTTGATTTTTCAAGTGTGGCATCAATGTTCAGGCTTATTTCTTCTTGTAATTCAATATCAAATAAGGAAAGATCCCAGGTGTTTAATGCTGAATTAGCAACATCATAAGCACCCTGCTCTAGGGCAAAATCATAAATCCTTGCTTTACCAATTTCTTCTCCATCAGCAGTGAATCCATCCTCACCAACCCTTTGATCCCTTAAAGAAAGTGTATTAGTGGTGTTAAATCCAACAGGAGCGCTACCAGTAACATTGTTGACTGCTAATGTGGGTGCAAAATCAAAACTTACACCAGTATTACCAACTGATCTTGTTGATCTTGGTTTTGGAATATCAATAAATTGGGGTGATTTAATTTCAGCTTCATAACCCCTTACATATGCCCTACCAGGAGATACTTGAACAATCATCAAATCATCAGAGGGGACATTACCACTTTGTGTTGTCTGACCAGACGTATAAACACCCCTGTTACCTTCCAAGTTGTTCAAACTCTCTTTGAGTTTTGTCTGCAACTCAGAAATATAATAGTGACCAGACTCTTCAAATGTCCTTCTTGCTAATTCATTACCAAGGGCATTGTACTTAGTCTGATTATTGATAGCATTCTTTAATTTGCCATTGAAGACCTCAGCAATTTGAACAAATCCCTGGGTATCAAAGTCACCAACTGGTTTCTTTGCTAATGTAGCAGTTATTTTGAGTCTATCAGCACCTGGTGCTGTAAAATTATTGAAACCACTAGCGTTATCATATAGTGACTTATCATCATCTGCTGTAACAATTTTTTCCTCAATTTGGAAACCAATTCTATAACTGGAATTAGTCAAATATTGATCAAGAATTAGAATTTGACTATCAACAGTGACAAAATTTCCTCTTAGATAGAAAATACCTGGACTTTGAATAAATGCAGTTCCAGTAGAGGAAGCACCTGATGTAATGGTATTTGCAAAACCCTCACCAGCAGCAATAAATGAATTTCCAAATGCTAATGCAGTCTCTGATGTAAGAATCTCATCATCAAAGAAAGTTTCAGATGAATTTCCATCATCACTAGAATCTTCATAGTTCAGATAAATGGTATAATTATTCAATACAGATTCTTGATTAGTAATAAATGTTACTACTCTTGCTGAAACACCAGATGTTCTCCCTGTAATCTTTTTACCAATAAGATCACTAAGATAAAGATTTACAGGAACACCCAAAAACTCAGATTGAATCTGAATACTTTGGAACTTTGATTTATATGATGAATTTCCAGGAATAACAACACTTCCCTCTTTAAAAAGGTTGTCCCCCATTGCCTCAATCTGTCCTTGTAGGATAGATTGAATATTGTTTAACTCTCTTGCCTGTATTGGAAAGGCAGGTTTAAAGAGTACCTTATTGTAATTTTTAGTTGCGTCAAAATCATCAAAATAAGGAGCAACATTGAGATTAGTTTCCTGTGGCATGATTTCTTAGAATTGCAAAATGATTTTGACGTCTTCTTTCTGGGTTGTAGACCTTGTTACTGGTGGTCTATTATCAACATATATGATATTACCAGAATATTTTTTGGACTCAGGATTCGCAACTCCCATTGTAAATTCCTGACCCAGATTATATGTCCTACTATTTATTACAGTGGTTATACCTGTGAATGAAGTGCTGATCTGTAAAGTGGTAGTTCCACCAATAATATCTGTGCTTCCTCCTGGATTATTTTTAGCATCTCCATCAAATAGTATATTGGTAAAACCATACTCTGGACTTGCATTTTGTGTTCCATCAGAATTGAAACCCACTCTGGTCCTATCCTGCCAATATTTCAATACACCTGTGTTTTGATCATATGAAATAACCCTACCAACGGCAGTTGATCCAAGACCAACTGTCTGGCGAAATTCAGAATCAGGACTAAACACAACAGAACTATAACCTGTTCCTGTCAACCTGAGAGCATAGGTTGCTGCTGCTTTATCAGATGTTAGAAGACTTGATGAACCAAACTGCTGTGGATTCTCCACAAGTCCAACCCTAGCAAACTGATTACCAGTGATAAAATCTGGATTATCAATATCATTATCATATCTTGAATAGGCAAGAACATTAAATGCTCCCAACTCAGTGTAAATATCATGTCCATGACCACCTGGTGGTGGAATAATTACATTGAAAACTGGTGCTGTTGTTCCAGTCAAACCTTTCTCTGAGAGATCAATTGTTCCAAAAGTATAACCTGAACCACCCTGAGTAACCACCACTGATTGAACTTTACTATCAGAATTAATGACAACAGTTGCTTTACCACCAATTCCATCACCTTGTATTGAAACATTAGTGTAGGTATTGGCATTGCCTAATCCAGCACCTCTATTTCTGATAGTGGCAACTTTGAGTTGTCCACTGGTAGCAGCATTAGCTTTTATAGTGCTTGTTTCAGTTGTGTTACCCCAATTATTTGGGACTGGAATGTAATTAGTTGAATCAAATTTTATAGCTTCACTTGGTTTAATAGTATAAAGATATTTCCAAATATAACCATCACCACTAGATCCTGCTGCTCTGGGTTCTAAATCAGTAAATGTTGGTTCATCTAATGAGGGACTTCCTTTGAAATTATTTTCTGGAAGGGCATTGTTATAAAGACAAATATAAACTCTAAAATCACTATTCATAACATAGTAATTTGCTGAATATATGCTAAATGCACCAGATGGTTGTGAGGGGTTTGCCCTTGTTATATTATTTCTCCACATATCATAAATGTTGCCAGATGACCAATTGCTCTTATTAACAACCTGTGCCACATCACCAGAATTTACTTTTTTCAGAGCAATCATTGTGTCCCAATAGTCATTGCTTTGATCTATGCTATCTTTTGGGGATGGTGGAGAAATTTCCCAAGTAGTAGAATAATCACTTGCATTTGGTAGACCAATGAATGTATAATAAGAATTTGAGGACGATTGAACTCCGTCCACAAAGTTTTTAGCATTCAAAATACGAAGCTGATCAGTTATAATCGCAGCCATTTTATTAGGACTTTTTTGTTTATTTATAGGGAATTAAATATAGTTTTTAAATTTCAGTGATTCAGTTCTATTAACAAGGCCAGATGTGGATATGCCAATTACACCATCCTCACCATAGAAGTCAAAAGATTGTGGATTTGTTCTATTAGCAAATAAAATCTTACCCCAACTAGAACTTCCTTCATCAAAACTTGTAGTGTGAGCAATACCTGGACCATATGTATCAACTTTACATTTAATTCTTCTGACCTCTGTCATAATACCAACTCCTGAAGGGAACACGTCCCCAGTTTCATGAACAACCTCAACTCTCTCTGTTGTTGCTGTGGCAACCTGATAAACAGCATCCAAGAATGTTGTAGCCACGGAAACAGTTGAGGTATCATCAAGATCACGAGCAGCAAATGTGATACCTATTGATACATGAGTATTTTGAATTACAACATAGTCACCAGGATTCAGGGTGCTTATTGTAATAGCAGTTCCTACAATAGAAGCATCTCTCATTATGGAATTCATTGGAATATAGACATCAAAGAACATTTGTGGGTCAGCATCAGTACCAGTGCTACCAAGACCAACTACCACTCCACTATCGCCAGTGAAGGAATTCACATTAATAATTTCCTGAGATAGTTTTGGTTCCTCAATTAATACAAGTGGAGCATCAGTATAACCTGCACCACCATCAGTAACTGTCAATGCGGTAACAACTCCATCAGTGGTTGTTGCTGCGCCAACTGCTCTTGTGGTGGTTCCAGCAATTGAAACCTCAGGAGCAGTTGCATAACCCTGACCAGCATTTGTTATGGTAAGGGCACTGATAGTTCCTGCTGTGCTTACTGTAGCAGTTGCTGTGGCACCTTCAACTATATTTTGTGAAGTAATAGTAATTTTATTTTGGAATGCCCTATCATTTGTTTCATTATTACCATCAAACAGGGGTCTAACAGAATCAACATAAACAACTGTTGAACCAATGCCTACTGATGATGTAATGAATGAGGTTGGGAAGATATTTGGTTCATACTTGACCCTATCCTTACTAACAAATTGTCCATTAATTTTTCTATCAATGGTCTGTTTACACCATTTCACTGGTCTCTCAATTGTTGTATCAAATGCTAAACCAGGACCATCATAGAAATTGGTTTTAGCTGCATCAACTGTGGTGATACCAGTGACTACCCTCTCATTCTGATTAAGAGATAATGTTTGACCATTTTCAACATCAGCAGATAATTGAACAGAGTCACCAATCTTAATAGTTTCAAGAACATCTCTGAAAACAACATCAGTTTGACCAGCACCTTTGTAAAACATGATTCTTGATGAGTCACCCTCTGGAACACCTGATCCTGGACCCTTGGGTGCTTCATTAAATATAATCTGACTTCCACCCTCAAATGTGTAGGATTCACTAGGAACTTGGAGAACATCATTGATGAACACCAAGAGTGTTTGATCTACTTCAATATTAGAATCACTTGCTGCTACAATTGAAACTGGTTCACCCTGTAATCTGAGGGGGAATACTCTTTTGATTCCATCAAAACCATCATCAATTCTATCAAGAATCTGAAACTCACCTGGTGAGAAAGCATTGAATGAATCACTATAAACATCTTGAATAGTGATTTGGAATTCAGTAAATGATATGGTAGAATCAAGAGGAATACCATGAGTACCACCAGTGGGAATAGTCAGGATTTCATTTTTATTAAATCCAAAACCAAAGTCATTAATTTCAAATTCAATCACACTTGAACCCTGACCAACCTTGATATCAATGGTGGCACTTTCACCAACACCTGTTGGTGAACTTGAGGAGTATTCCAGAGGGATTCCACTATAACTCAGTGGTTCATCAATAATAACAACAGGCGGATTGGAAATCAAGAAATCAGATCCAGGATTTGTTATATTAACACTATCAACATGTCCATCAACTATGACTGCCTCACCAATAAAAGTGTCAATAGGTACAACACCATCATAAGTTTGAACACCCACTAAGTAATTAGTGACAAGACCAACCCTGTAACCAGAGCCACTATTTCCAATGCTGATTGATTGAATAGATCCAGTTACAGAGACAACAGCAGTTGCACCAGCACCAATAAGAGGTTGATATCCAAGTCCTCCTGAGGAACCAACTGAAACAATTAATCCACCAACAGGAAGATTGCCAAGGTTTTGATCATAACCAGTAGCAGTGCCAATATTACTTCCAGTAAATTGAGCAGTTGTTACACCAACACTTTCAAAGTTTTCATATTCTCCTTCCTCAAGAGCTTGAACACCTTGCTGTGATTGGAATATATTATTAACAAGAAGGATTGTATTTGATGTAATACCAGTTACATCTGCTCCATTATTCTTCAGAACAAATTCACTTGTAACACCTGTGAACTGATTAGATACGTCATCAAACACAAAGTTACTACTATATGTCTCATCTTCTCCACCAGAAATTCCCCTCTTAGTAAACACTCTTCCACTAAATGTGGATCTAGTAGAAATGTCAGTGTAATCCCTTTCATCAGGTGCTGATGTGGATGTTGATAATGGAACATTACCAGATGGAGCACTTACAAAATTAATTACATTGCCAATAATATTATAATTACCAACAAACTTTTGAATAGTTGCTCCTGGTGAATGTGGTGCAATTGAAGAACCAAGAATGGGTCTCTCAACAAAAATAGTTATGCCAGTTCCAACAGAGGATGTAACCCTCATAAATTCATCATCAATCTTAATAATATCATTTGCAGAAATTGTAGTGATTCCACTTGTTTTAAAAGTAGTATCAAATACTATAGCATCTGTAAGAGTTGCAGTAATGTCAGTTCTTGAGAGAGGTGCCTGAATATTATTATCAATACTCACAAGCATTTTAGTATTTTGTTTGGTGGCAGTAATGAAATGTGAATTTCCAACACCAACATCATCAAACTCAATTTGTGTAGGATTGATTGCCAATGCAGCAGTAGGACTAGTGGCAAAACCAATAGCCTGATCATTTATTTTGATAGCAAACAAATCAGTTGGAAGTTGATTTACTATACCAACACTACCACCAAAATCAGTTGGTTTGATAGGAATTCTTTGTGAAACTCCTAGCACATCATACTTAACTGCCTCACCAGTTTGGAAGAAGTGATTTGGTGATATAACAACACCATCCAAAGTATTGATACCAGTAACACCATCAAATTGTCTTGCAAAGATTGGATCACCTTTGTGGAGTAAATTAAAACTTGTTCTTACATCAATTTTTGTACCAAAATAGTTACCAGTTTGTGTTTTAAATATACCATCATTGTAATCAATTTGTGACAAGGTGGTTGTTGGTGAAATTTCTCTAAGATCAACAAAGAAGTTTTTGACTTCAACAGTAATATTTGGATTTGGTGTATAAACAACATTTATTAAATTACCAGTTGCTGTTACACCAACAGTCCCAAGACCAGAATTTGTGGCAACATTAGCAAATTCAACATATTGTTGACCTGGAATATCAAGTGTATTCAATACACCAAATTCAAATATTTCATGATGATTATTTACAGTATCCTCAACGGTTATAACCTGATATGAAGCAGAATACTTCTCATCAATAGATGCTGTGTCATAGCTGCTTAGAACATGTTCAGTTGGTGCTCCAGAGGAAGGAATTGATACATATCCACTACCAACCCTGGCAGTGGACATTGATGTAAATCCAGTGGTTGAAGTGCCCCTAACAGCAGAGACAACCTGACTATATGATGTTACTGCAATTCCTGAATTTGGATGGAATTTGAGAACTACATTGACACCACTTATCTCAGCGCTGTAGGTTCCAATACCACCAAGGTAATTTGAAGAGGAAGTTTCATCAATATTGTTATATTCAACAATTGAACAATCAGTGTCATTATGAACAATATTGAGTTCAGCAAAATGATGTTCATCACCAGGTGTGATAAGGAGATTTAGAACCTTCATTGATCTATAACTGGTCCCAACAGAAACTATGTTAGTGGTGGTTCCAGCAGCAACATTGACTTCTTGAGTTTCAAACTCAATAACATCACCAAATGATGATCCAGCAGCACCTACCAATGAAGGATCAATAGCAAAGGCAAATGATGAAACAAAGTAGTTATTATTTGTAAATTTGACTGGATGGAACTCAAAATCAAATTCATCTGAAGCTGCTAATATTTCAAAGAATCCAAGATCTGAAACAGTATGCAACTTAGCATAAGTGGTCATGTATGATATATTATCATCAACAATGGCAGTTGATACCTGGAATCCTCTTTCATCAGTAAATGTTGTATCCTGAATAAGGAAAAGACTCTTTACAAATTTAACTGTTGGATCAAATGTTGATATGTTTGCAAAAGACTCAGATCTTTCATTACTATTAAATTCACCACTCAAATCGTCAACTTTCAGAACCCTATTTCCCTGTGATTCAAAGTAATCTGTGAGGATTATATTATCAAAGAAAACTGTATCTGATGCACTCTTACCATTTACACTGAAAATGTTCTCCCTTGCTTTATCAATATCATTCCAACAATGAATACTACCCTCACCAATACAATTCACAAGTAATGACAACTCAGTATCATCAACTATTGGTGTCAATTTAGTGTTTGGAGTGCTTTCTACTTGCAAATCAGAGAATTTTTTAAATCCTGCTGTGTGATTCAAAGCACCAACAGTATTGTCCCAAGTGCTAAGTGGGATAGGTGATTTCAGTGAATAAGAGAATCTCTGGTAATAATCATTATCAGGTAACCTTTGAAGTGAATCATTAAGCATACCAGTCTCCTTCTGCCAACCATAATTAATGGTTGTACCAGCACCAATTGCAATATCACCCCTAAAGTCCCATCTTCTTACCACCTGTCCCTTTGTTTTTGAGGAATTGCCTTCAATGATTGTGCCAATTGGCATATCAAACTGAGACTTGACCTTTAAAATACCAGTATCCTTATCATAATTGTCTACAATTCCAGTTTTGCCATCCCAAGTAACAATCTCATCATTTAAGAAGTCATTAGAAGATAGTGTGGTCTCAAATATTGGAAGGTGATTACCAGGAACAACTGTTGCAGAATTAAGTGAAATAACATTACCAGGTATTTCAGTAGAAGACAGAAAATCTTTTAATGTATATTCAACATAAGCACCAGACCCACCAGCATTAGTTTTTACACCAACAACACCAAATAGGTTATTATTATATTGACTTGAATTATAACCCTTTCCAGTTGTGCCAACACCAATATTAACATTCTCAACATAAACAGTTCCACCAATGGCAAATGGATACTCATCATCACTATTGAATTGATTTGTAAGATTTAACCTTACAATCTTACCAGTAACATTGATTGATCCAATCTCAAAACCATTTGAATTATTAATAGCAATAATTCTAGGACTGGTGGGAAACATTCCTCTGGTATTCTTGGTAATGGTTACCTCTGGATCACCCAACTCATAGGAGATAACACAATCAACAATTTCATCAGTAACACCATCCCTCACAATGAGTTGTGGTGCAACCAAATAATCAACACCAGATGATGAAATTCCAATTCTCTCAAAAGAGGCAAGGGAATTAATCTCAACAATCTCAGGAAGATTAGCAGTTGGTTTCAGGGTCTTATCAGTAGGATAATTCCATCCAATATTGTTAGATACAAATTTCTGATTTCTAATTTCACCAATGGACTCTGATTCCGCATAAAGGATTGCTCCTTGACCTAATGCAGTTTTGATTGATGATACACCAGGAATTTTTGTGTATCCATAATTATTATCAATAAGGTTTATATGCTCAATAGGTCCCTGTGCATTTACTGATGTTGTTGTATAATCAGCATCAGCAGTAGTTCTATCATATGAAACAATGGCAGATGAATTGTCAAGATCAAATACAAATGTTGTAGATCCAACTCCTACTAAACTATAAGTGCCATCAAGAATGGACAATGATTTGTAAATTGTGTTATATGAGAAAACGTTTTCATCAGTTACAAGTTTCTTTTCTTCAGTAATAAATGACTCATTTTGACTAGAAAACTTATAATAGAGAGCAAAAGGAATATCTTTGATATCAAGTGTTAATTCACCATCAACACCAACCACACCTGATGTCTTAACATTGAAATCTTGATCTTCACCTGTTGTCAGATATTGATTCACAAACAGGGAGTCTGTGAAGATCTCCATCTTAAATGCTGGATATTGAATGGAGTTTGAAACAAATGCCAGTGATGAATCAGATAGATCAAATTTAAGATTTGTTACAGCATCTACACTTGGATTGATCTTAGATAATGTTCCAATACCAGCAGATGTAATGTCAATGAAGTTTGGAGAGATTTTACTCAATTCAAACTTTTCATCAACAAGTTTAATTGATGTTTCTGTATCAAGATAGACATAATACATTTTCTCATCCACCAATCCACCAGATGGTGTAATGGATTGGTGAATAACCCTGTCACCAGTTTTGAATGTGCCAGTTGCTATTCCAATAGAATTTGATGTGACATCAACATCAGATGCTATGAAATCCTGTGGATTAAATACTATTCTTCTATTGAAGTTATTATACTTAACAGTAATGATATCCTCATTTTTTGGATTCAAATTAAATTTGATCTTATCATTAACAAACATTCCATGTGTGGTTGCAGTAGCCACATTCACTTGTGTTCTTCTTGCTTGACCAAAGATCACATCATCAAAATTAGTTTTCAATCCATGGAAAACACCAGTTCCCAAATCTGTGAAGAACAACAATCCAACTGTTGGATCATTGATCTCAATATATGGATAAATGTCAGCAGTTGATCCCACCCCTACCTTATTAGTCGCTAATCCAATAAAGTCATCAGAAACAGGGGCAACAAACAATTCACTGAATGAATCAAGTGCTTCAAGATGAGGAGATCCTGCTTTTCCATTCCATACCCTAAGTGTGTCACCATTTGGTCTGTATGTGAGGATATCATTTATTTTGAGATTGTGACCTGGAATATAAATGGTCTGTTCAGGTGCAAAAATGTTAGTGATGCCTGCACCAGGATTCTTAAAGAAAAGTGTGAGACCAGCACCCACAATACCCTCAGTGGTTGAAGTACCAATACCAACTGACTCACTTGGTTCAAAGTAAAATTCAGTATTTGATCTTGATAGTTGAGTTGTTTTTAAAGTTCCAACATTAATGTTAATCTGCCTGGAATCCTGTAAAAGAGGAAGATTACCAACATGAGCAGCTCCAGTTGTTCCATCCTGTTCCCTTAAAACCCTGATTCTATTGTTAAGAGGATCACTATTGAGAACTTTTACCCTCTCAGATTCAATAGTAATAATATCATTTGGTCTAATGAAGGGATATTGAAAAGCACCACCAACAGTGAAGAACGTAACAATACCAGTGTTTACTGCTGTATCAATATTTTCAAGAAGGACATATGAACCACTATTAACACCAACATTATACCTACCATCAAAACCATCAAAGTATTTTGACAGACCACCAATTCTCAATAAAGTATTATCAACAATGTTGTGAGGTATTGTCATGATTCCCACAAATCTGTCAGACCTACCAACATTAATAAACTCAATATTTGAGAATAAAGTAGTTTTAATATCAACATTGTTCACCAGTTTCCCTTTCAGGACATCAACAGCACCCCTTGCTGCCTTACCAAATGTATCACCCTTGAATTCAATCCTATCATTAACTTTATAATTATCACCACCAGTAAAGATACCAACACTATCAACACTTCCTTGTGATACACCTGTTACTTCAATTACCTGTTCCTTCTCTTTGTTTGAATTAAAGATATAATCATAACCACCAAAGAGTGTGTTAATCTTATAAGGAGTTGTAATTCTTCTCCAATTATTTTCAACCAGGTTATAATCAACATGATTGGATATTTTTTGGAAGTTAAATGTATTGGGTTTATGTTGAAAACCATCACCAATCAGGTATGGGAAGACTGGTTTTTTAAGATTCTTGAATGGACCACTACCTTCTGAAGCATCATTGATGGTGGTAAAATAACAAAAAGTTCCTTTAGGATAATCAGGTGTTACACAGAATCTACCATTATTTCTGTTTAGATCACCAGTTCCCAAGAAGTCATAATCCTCCACAAAGAAACCAAGAGGATAGAGATTTAGAGGGGGTCTATTGGATTTTGCAGATGCCACATAACCAGATAACATCCTCCTTACATTACCACCATCTGCCCTATCATATCCATATGGTCCATAAATTGGACAACCATCATATGCCCAACCAATAATTGGAGAATGATACTTAGATTTTATCTCCTGTCCATTTAATAATTTTAAATCAGGATGTTGGTATTGAATTTCACCATTTGATTTTCTACCATATAACGCTGATCTAAGATTTCTTGGAGCATAAAGATGAGCAAGTTGAAGACTATTGCTAAGAGATCCCTCAGCAATAATACAATCATCATCAGTCAGTTTATTTAACTTTTGCTCAAACTTATTGATTGTCCATTGATTTATATTGGCAGAAATACTACCCTCAGTGCCTGATGGTAACACAATGATCTGTGAATCAGACCTGTAATTTATTCCACCTGCAACTACAACTACAGATTTAATAACACCATTTTCAATAATTGGCGTAAGTTTGCAAAAAGAACCAATGGTTACAGAGAGATGTGGAGGTGAATTGTAACCACTACCTCCTCTGTTTACAATAACTTGTTTGATGCTTCCATTCTCAACAACTGGTGTCAACTGAGCATCAGATCCACTCTTAAGTATTATATTTGGTTTTCTATTAAAGTTAAAAATCTCTGATGATCCATAACCAACACCAGATTCACTTACATTAGCACTGGTGATCTGACCCCTGAAAACTGGTTGAACAATGGCATTGATATTCTGTCCAAAGTTGGTGTCCACACCAACCCTTCCCTCAATGGTGACAATAATTGGTTTGTAATTGAAGCAACCATCACCCTCACCAGTAATATTAAGTACAATGTTATTATCAATGTAATATCTTCTATCAAGGGATCCAGATCCCACCTCATAGAGTTTGAATTTATCATCATCTATCTTACCAACAAAGTATTCTGTATTGATACTAAGACCACCAATTGGTGTGGTCTTCTCCTCATAGCAGATTATATCATTAGTATTGTATCCATGGTTTTTGATGGTAAAAATATTTGATGCTGTACTTATGCCAGCAGAGGTGATAGATCTCTCCTGATTTTTATATCCAGATCCAGGGTCTGCAACATTTATGGAACTGACAACCTTTTTCTTTTCAATTGTAGCAATTGATTGTAATCCATTGCCAAGACCAGTCAAACTAATAGTGTTAATACCAGCATCAGCATCATCAAAACTACCAAAGAGTTGAATTTTTGTGCCATCAACAACCTTTGAAAAATATACTGCATCAGTGGTCAAACCAACAACAGGATTTCTCTTTGAGATATATTTTACCTGTTCAATGGTTCTCAGATTGTGGAATGTTGTAAATCCAATAATGTCATTTGCAATATCAACACCACCATCAAGATTATTAAGCTCAATACCAGCTTGGAATGATATTACATGATCAGTCTTAATTGTGTTTACAAATGCCTGAGCATCTCTTGTTGGATTACCACCAGAGATTTTGACAGTTGGGGTGTCAATGTAATCAAATCCAGTATTAATAATATTCAATTCTGACAGGGAACCATTAACACTTATGGTGCCAGATGCTCCACTTCCAAATTCATCTGTAATTTCAAGCACAGGTGGATTGATGATATCATAATCATTACCACCACTTGTTACTTCAAATGAGTCAATTTCACCATAGAAGATAACATCAGATGATTTATAATTATCAATCTCTACACCATTGATGAGAACACCAGTTCTTCCAGGTTTTGTTGTAAAAGTCCCTGCCTCCCTTGTTGGTTCATCAATCTCCCTAAAAATTTTCTGTCCTTCCAGATTCTTTTGATAAAATGGATAGTATGTGAATTTGTTATTAGTAACAGATCCAGCAGGAGTGATGTAATTTTTATTCATCAAATCTGCCTTACTCTTGGCCAATCTGATACTGAAGGCATCTATCCTTTGAACAAAATATACACCCTCATCCACATTAGTGAACTTACTTGTTGTTATATCAACAATATCAGAACCACCATCACCAGAGGGTATGATGGTTGTTATTGTGTTACCGCTATAGTAAATAGCATCACCATTAAAGAATCCATGATCCCCACTAGATGATAGTGTAATAATATCAAAGTTTGCTGCACCTGTAAAAGAAATTATTCTATCATCGCATCTTATCTCATCATCATAATTTGGAATACTTTCAGATGCTAAAAGATACTTATCCTCTTTGAGATATACATTTTGAACATTAGCATTGAAATTTCCAACAGAAAGTTTCGTTGAATTGCCTCTTAACAATTGATTCTCAATGGAGAATTTTTGTGACAATGTTGCTGTTGGGATTACATTGTCTAACTCAACATTTATTGATTTACTTGAATTAATGGATGTTACTTCACAATCAAAATTGGTGGAAATGTCAATATTTGTAAGGACAAGTTTATATCCAGTTTTTAGATGATGATCTTCATTGCAATCAATCTGATAGATGTTGTTGGATCCATTAATAAGTGTTATTCCTGCTACTCCTAACTTAAATTTAATATTATAGAACCAATCATTCTTGGAGTCATCAACGCCAAGGGTTTTAAGACTGATCCTATCACCCTTACTAAGACCAAAGTTCTTGTCAATGTACTCAACACCCTTAAGAGCTGAAAGCAATCTGAATCTGACCTGACTCTCAGTGCCAACACCAATGTTAGCATATGTATAGTCAAATTTTCTTACATCAATAGCCTTATCAAAATTACTGGTGGTTGTGGTGACACCAAGAAATTGCGTAAGATTCTTGTCAGAATAAGAAAGAATATTCTCATTGCCAAATGAATCTTTAACTGATAACCTACCAGATGATGGAAAATCAATGGTTGAATCAACATCAAAGAAGGTGGCACCAGCACCCACTGCATTTAGAAGTTTTGTTTTGGGGTTAGGTTCAAACTTACCAACAATTGTTCCCTTTGCATTAATATCCCTCTGATATCCAGTATCAATTGATATCTGATAAAAATCACCCTCTACATGTATCTTCTCAACTTTTGTACATGTTCCCCTGGCACCAGTTGAATCCTGATAGATGGTAAGATTTTTAACCTTTAGGGGATCACCAACATATGCCTCAATAACATAATCCTCACTGACCTTGTAATCTGCATCAGAGGATCTTATTAGTTGATTGTTTGGTTTTAATATTTCAACATCAACACCATAGATTGCCCTGAAAAGAATCTTGAATGAATCATCAGTTCCTTTTGCCTTATAGAAACTATCTGATGCCTTTACAAAGTTTCTCTGATCAAGACCAGTGGCAAGGGTTCTACTCTCAAAACCAGGTGCAATCTGTGTCTTTAACTTATTAAAGAATTCCTGTAGGAACAGGACGCTTAAATTCTTTACAATAGCACCCTTCTTATGTTCTGCTGCCAGTGATGTCTTGAATATCTGCTTATCAGGAATCAGTGTATTAGTGTATTCAGTTATACCACTAAATCCCCTCCTACAGTTTTCAAATGTGGTCGCAGTCTTATTTCCATACTTAATGATCTCATCATCAATCTGAATGATACCATTATAGTCAGGGAATTTATATGTAAAGTTGGTATCAGAACTAAGTTTAATTGTATTACCAACAATTCCTAGGTCAGCACCCAACTTAGTCTCTGTTTTAATGGCAGCAAGTTCATCAACCTTGACATATTGATCAAGGTTCTCAATCAGATCAAGGGTGCCACCCTGCACCTCCTGAGAGACATAATATTCTTCTAAGAAACTTACCAGCAGTGGAAAGTCATCCCTAATGTATGATGGAATTTGGGATGCTAGAACATCCTGTATCTGTACTCTATCTACCGCCATTTCTTAGTAAGAATATGTTGTTGTGCTTGTGGATCCATTCATACCAGTTGTAACAGTCACTGTTTGTTGAGTTGATACCGCTGGTTGTGATGTGGTTTGAGTCTGTGTCTGTGTCTGTGTCTGGGTGTCAGTTTGAGTTGATGTTTGGGTTGTTGGTGTTGCCAATACTGGTTTACCCCTTACAAGAACCCCATTAGAGTAGGAGGAGGAAACAATATAGTTGCTACCAGATATATCATCACCAGAGGCAATCTCATCACTTACAGCATTAATTATTACCCTGGTTTGATCAAGTTGAAGATAAAGATCCTGCTTTCCAATAACATCATTTGAGTAAGGGGTGGCAGATATCTCAATCAGTGGTTCACCTCTATTTACTACAGTAGAAATGATATTTATTGGTGAGATCATTAGTTCACCCTTGACATAATCAATTGATCCCACATTTCTTCTCACAATAACAAACTCAGTATCAGAATTCAACTTGAAGAGGAATAATGAACCATTCTTCAATGTTGCATCAGGGGTGTCACCAAGATATAGGGTATCAGATATACCTGCTACCTTGAATCCAGAGGACTTGATATTCAATCCAATCTCACCACCATGTGTCCCATGACCATGATTCTTGACATGGAACCTATTACCAAAGCAGATCTCATACTCAGCAAATGTATTAAGGACACACTGAAGATCCCTGCGCATATCCACTGTGGTGATGTTTGATGTGATTGATTGATGACTATTATCAATCACATTCTGATACTTACTATATTTGAATCTAGCACCAAACTTATTCAACTCTGTTGAACCAGAATACTGATTAATATTAGTCCTTACAAGACCAATTACAGCAGCAGCTCCTGGTGCCTTATTCTCATTATAATAGACAAATGATTTTGTCTCAATAAACAGGTATTTCAGGTCAACAATCTCTGGTATGATACCAGCAACAGAATATTTCTTTAACTGTCTGGATACATCCTCCTTTATTGCTGTTGATAGGAATACCCCATTGATTGGTTTGACAGCAATCATCACCCTACCAAACTTGGGTGGTGTCAATTCCTCACCACCAAAGGCAGAGACTGATTCTGCCTCTGGATATATCTTAGGAATCATTGTCTCATAATCAACTGCTGTAACAGCACGATTCTGTGATGCATAGATCTGGGTGGAGAACTTCTTGATTGACTCCACATTCTCAATATCAGCACCACCAAAACTCTGTTGATCAACAAACATTGTGGTGATATTGTTGGTCAATGCACCACCATTATTATTAACCAACTGACCAGCATAGGTCAATCTGGATATATTATTACCATCAGGACCATTTGATACAATATAACCAACCTCAATCACATTTGGTTCCTGCACTGGCAGACCAAAGATTCCATCACCAAACATCAATTCATATCTCTCATTCTCCACCTCCTGAAGGAAGTAGATTGGTGAATCTGGACCAATCTCAAATAAACCCTTTGATTCCTTATATTCCCTCTGAATACTGGAACCAGATGATTCCCTCACACTAACCCTGATCAGGTTGGTATCAATCCCACTATTGGGTAGGATATATCTCTGATTGGGATTCCTTGAACTCACATTAAAATTCTGTGTGAGGTGTGATCCCTCATATACTGTGATCCCATCAAACAATGCCAACCCATCATCATTAACACCAACAGTTATATCCTCTGGTATTGAGAAGGTCAATGATTGTGAACCAAAGGTTGATGCTGATACTGCAACTATACCCCTCTTCAGGGTTACTGCAACAGTTGTTGTACCACTGACATCAACAGCAAATGATACCCTTGCAGTTGCTGATCTCCTTGGTCTTGGGGTATATCCAATATTCTTTGCTAATGATACCACATTCTCCCTCAATGTGGCACTATCAATGAAGACCTCATTGGTCACCATATTAGCATTGTAAGAATTGATATATGTGTTATATGCTAACAGATCAATGATGGTGGAAAGGTTAGAACCCTCAAAATCATAATCAGTGAAGTTTGAATTCGCACGAAGGTAATCCTTTAAGGATGTTTTGATCTGATTAAAATCTAGATTGCTGAAATTTACTAAAGGCATTTACCTGGTCTGCTCTAAGGCGAATGAAATTTGTTGTGGTGCTGCATCAATACCAACTATGGTATAGTTGATCCTAACATCAAATGAATTATTTGGTATATTAGGACTCACCCTTACATCATTTAACCTCACCCTAGGTTCGTACTTAATAATGGTTGTCTCAATCTGCTGTTGGATATTGGATGCTGTAATCTGGTCTAATGTTTCAAATAGTGATTCATAAACATCAGAACCAAGGGCAGGTTGAAATGGTCTGTCACCAGGTACTGTTAATATTAGATTACGTATTGCCCTTGAGATAGCATTTTCATTCCTCAAACCAATCAGATCCCCATTAAGGGGATTGGACTGAAACGTCGCACTGATGTCTTTAAATGGTTTATTTACCCTTTGGACAGGCATTAAGATAACGACACTAGATATGTCTTTATTTATAGGGGTTATTCAGATATTAGGCTAAGCCTGATCCTTTAAAGGCAACAAACCCAGTCTACTGGAATATTAATATGTTGTCAATACCCTATTGGACATCCTCATACCTACCATCCTGTGAATGATACGTATCAATGGGATCCTCCCCACTGGAATCATCATTCCTCTCCTTTGTTGTCCTCCAGAAGTATGAGTCCTCATCACCAAGTCCCATCCTGTCATGACCATTCTCAACCTGATAATACTCAGTTGATACCTTGAAGTCAGGCATCTTGGGATTATCAGGAGTCAGGCTGTTATCAAAGATCCTGGTCCTGTTATTGGGATACAGGCAATACTGACCATTCCTCAACTCTATGAGGTTATGTGATTTGTGCTCAGATGGTATCTCAGAGGTGCTGTAATCAATGATATCAGGGTCATGGTGGTAGTTGTCTATCGTGCACACATAGGTGCCCTTCTGGATGCCATGATCCCTCGTGTACACCTCATAATCCATTGACCCAATGAACTGCTTCTGAATGGCAACTATCCCATAGTCCATGCAGTTCCAGAATTGTAGGTTGAAGAGGTTCATATCAGGATCAGGGGTCTTGGGTTCAGAAACGAATGCACTGATTGGTAATTTATCATACATTGCTGCATATTCTGGAAGGTAGGTCTCAAAATAGAATGCGCGTCCAGGTATGCTCTTTGCTGATACCCACCAACCCCTGACGAACTCCCCCCAACCAGAGGTGTGATCCGTCAGATATTCCTTTCTTACCCATACCTCAACATTGGGTAGGTTACATATTAGGCATGCCATAGGTATAAAGAGATTTTTTCGCTGCTATCAACCTATCTATACGCAAATTCCCATAAAAAAAGGGGGATGTTTCCATCCCCCCATGATCCCTATTCCTACCTACCCTGACCCCTATAACGCTTCTTGGCATTATTACTGCTGGATGCAGAATATTTTGTGTGCTTCCCCTGTCCCTGCCTGGTCCTCTTGGGTGTTGCCTCAATGAACACTGTGCCTAACAGTGACTTCTTAACCTTTGCCATTTAACTATACTCCTCTATGACACAATCAGTATTATTAATATGTGGTGTATCAGTGGTCACAGGATCACCACCAGCAGACTTCTCATCAATCCATGATTGTGCCTCCGCCTCTGTGGAAAATGTTCCCATGATATGATCAAACTTTGTGTTCCTTACCCTGAATGGCATTTATTACCTCCAATAAAACTAAGACCAATTCCAACCTGATATCTGTGATTATCCCTGTTACCCAACTCATCAAGTATTGCGCCACAGAGATACCATAGGTCATCATCCTCCTTATTATGTAGATGATGATCCACCCATTCAACAATGTGTTTATCCATCAGATCACCCTCGTCTTCTCATGACCAACCCTGATCCTTGGATCACACCAGATCTCATAACCAGCCTCAATGGCATCAAGGCAGAATGATACATCCTCACCACACATATCCTGCACAGCACCAGATTCAAATACCTGCATCTTGGGCGCAAACCATGGATACTTCATCCCCTCACCCTCAAATACACCATGCTGAATCATCACCCATCCAAATCCAGTATAATCAACAGTGAATGGTTTCTTCCTATTCTGGATGCTATCAACCATCTCATGATTCATGACACCACCATTATTCCTGAAATCATTCTCCTCCAACCAATGTGCCACTGATGTGGTCTTACCATCCTCAGTGCTATACCAACCAGCAGTAATTGCCTTCTCCTCACCCTCAGCATTCAATGCCAGGTCACACAACTGCCAGAACTTCTCAGTGCTGAATACAATATCACTATCAATCCATAACTGATAATCATATTTCAACTTACCATCCCATGGGATCTGATCAGGTCCACGCAATACATTAGCGCCAAGACACTTACACCTGGCAAAGTTAACCATTGATGAGTAGTCCTGACTGATCTGAATACTCATACCATTCTGTACCATATCAAAGCACAATTGTACAAAGTTCTTCAGGAATGTATATGATACCCCACGCCCAGGCAAACAGAATACAACAGTCTTACCCTTCATCCTTTCCTTGATGGCATCATAATCCCATTCTGGTTCCTTCTTCCTCTTGGGTGCTGATGCCTTTACAGTAAATCCTTTTGCCATGATTGATAATTCACTACAATGTCAGTTTAGCAGTTTATATAGTCCCTGTCAACTCAGACCTTTGGTCTTCACTGGTGAGGTAAACCTCCCTCAGTAGGAACTCTCCTCCCTGGTCCTTAGGGTCTCCACCACCTCATAGGTGATGTCATCCACATTATACTTAGTATCCAATAGTTCCACCATCTCCCTTAATGTATTATAGGTATCAGTAAACCTATTCTCATCCAAACAATTATAAACACATTCTCCCCTCAGGTAAATATGGTAAAATTTTTCTGTGGGAATTTTTTTCATAAAAATGGTTTCAGTTATGGAATTATATATGGACGCAGAAAAATAAGACTCATATAAGTCTTAGGGGAATATACTTTTCGTAGGGGGGGGGTCATCATAATCCCCAATACCTTAAGGGTTTACTACGCCCCCCAGGGCACCAACGCAAACCCTCATAAACACTGTCATTTTGGATAACACTGTCAGTCTACCACATGTGCCCCCTATGTGTCAACCACTGTGATCCTGTGTGTTACACATATGCGTTACACATAGAATCTATGTGTTACACATAAGAAAACCCATGTGTAACACATAGAAGACCCACAGTAGGTATCAGAATTCCAGTGTAATACTGGAGTCATTCTCCACAAGATTCACACCATTATCTGTGTCTGCCTGAATAACATCCAGGATCTGTAAGATCTCTGACCCAGTGTTACCCTGTGCCAGCATTCCAAGTGCAAGTGTGCGTGTCATGATGAAAGTAGTTTGATACTTAGTGTGAAATGTGGGCAGTTTATAGTCATACCAAGGACTCTTAAGATTTAATGGTTATCTGTATCCCTCACCCTTATACTATAGGGCACCAGGGTGTATCTGTAAAGGGGCATTGTGCAGGTTCTGAGGGTGTCTGAGGGGGGTTGACATTAGGGAGATTGTGTGATATACTGCACCCTAAAATAACAACACC